ACTATGTGAGTGAGTCGTGACTCAGCGAATTATTGTCACATGCGACCAGTGCGGTACTGATTTGTCACAGTGTAATGACGGTTTCGATCATTACAAGTTTCAAGTTGAAGTTGAACGCATTCCCAATTTAAGTCAGTCCAGGTTTGCAATGTACGTCGCTCCCCCTACTCGCCAGGACTTCTGTTCCAAGCGATGCATTGGTGAGTTTTATGCCCAATAAAGAATCCCTCTCTTTCAGAGACGCTATTGACGAGGCATTGGCACATGAAGAAGAATTAGCCTCACTCTCCAACTCGCGCCCCAACCTACCTTCGGCAATTTTTGACACGCCTGAAATGCAGGGGATCAAAGCCACTCTTGTGATGTGGGCGAATTGGCCTACCAATCCACTTCCACCAGATGAGAAGTTGCGAGTTCTTGGCACGCTTCCAGAATCTGTGATCGAATGGGCACTTTCCTGAGTTTGTATGAATTTACAAAACCAAGCCCGTCCCCAATTACCGCCCTCCCTAGTATGACCTGAAAGTGAAACAGTAAAATGTCAAGTCCAAAGTTGGTTATAGTTTGTGGTGGTAGGGGTTACACAAACTTCGACAACGTTCATGACGCCATAGAAAAAGAAGCGCCGACTTTCATTATTCAGGGTGGTGCCAAAGGAGCCGACAAGTTGGCAAGAAACGTTGCCGACACACTGATGATTCCACATATCGAAGTTCCAGCACTTTGGGGGCGTCCGGTCGTCCCTAAGGCCGGGTATGACCGAAATGTCCTCATGGCTAAAATTCTGCTCAAGTTGGCTGGCGATAATGAAAAGTTCGTTATGGCTTTCCCTGGCGGAAAAGGGACTAAGATGATGGTCGATATCGCCACCAAGATGGGTATTCCGGTAAAATTCTATGACTAGACAACGACTATTCCTTGAGATGAATGTAGTTGAAGCTGCTCGGGAACGACTACGTCACACGTTTGATACGTTTGATACCGTTTGCCTTCAGTTCAGTGGCGGTAAAGACTCAACCGCCGCTCTTTACTTGATGAAGGAAATCCACGAAGAGCGTGGACTTGGGCCGGTTAAAGTCATTTTTCGTGACGAAGAAATGGTTTCACCTGCCGTCATCCGGTTCATGGAATGGGTTTTTGCTCAGGATTGGGTTGATGGGGAGTGGTATTGCCTCCCCGCTGCCCAAGAAGTATGGGTGTTGGGTCGTAGGGAGTACGTCCTTCTATGGTCTCCAGCGAGAGCCAAGGAAGGTCGTCTTGTGAGACCTATGCCCGACTTCGCCATTCGCGCTGAAGATTTTGGACTTGATCCAAGTAAGCCAATTCCTGAAAGTATCGACTATTACACAATGCAAGGAAAGAAAGGCTCTACAGCGTTCGTTACTGGCGTCCGGGCTAACGAATCAATGATTCGATACAGGTCGCTCGTTCAGAAACTCCACGAGAACTACATTGTTCGGCCTTACAAACTGCCGAAGAATATCCCGCTCAGGTTCTCTAAAGTCATCTATGACTGGACCACCGATGATGTGATGAAGTACATCGCAGACCAGGGTGGCGAGTATTGCGAATTCTACGATTATGCAGCCGTTGCTGGCGCAAACCCTAGAGTCGGAATTCCTCTACACTCTGTCGCTATCCGAAGGATTGCCGATGTTGTTGAAACTGAACCAGAGTTTTATGACAGGTTGGCGGAATGCTTCCCACAGATCGAAGCGCAGCGTCGCTATTGGGCCGACTTTGACATAGAAAGAGTCATTGACGGTTACGCCGCAGACGGATTTGATGGAGTCTTGGATTGTATTGATGACAACATGCTTACCCCTGGCCTGAGGCAGCGAGCGTTAGCGTATTCGGCTGCATTTAGACAAAAGCACGCTACCGATCCATATTCATATCCGATTGACTGGCTGATTCGCAATCTTCTTTTGAACGAATTCCACGCCACCGCAGTTAACCCGGTAGGTCCAGGCACGCGGGCTGATGCTATCCGCAAAGCCTCGCTTGAGGCCGACGCCAACTCTCTTGATATCCAGGATGATTTCAAATGATTACCATTTCAGAAGTTCCACACGAAAACCTGCGACCAGCAGATTGGCGCACCGTCCACACCTTGAAGCCCGACTTGAAGGTTGTTGCTCAGTCTATTCTGGATCACGGTTGGTTGGCCCCTATCGTCGCTCAAGCCAACACTGGTCTCATTATCGACGGTTATCACAGGTGGGTTCTGGCTCATAGAAATCGACCTATTTTGAGGAAGTTCAAAGGGGTCGTTCCTGTTCATTTTGTTGATGTTGACAACATCGATGCCATGGTCCTTCACCTTCAACTGAACCGGGGCAGAGGGCAGGTTATCCCCAGGTTTTCATCGCTTCTCATTCGGGACATTTTAAAGTCAAAGAAGTATTCGGAGGAAGAAGTCAAGGCCATGTTCAATATGGGGATTGACGAATTCACCCTCCTTTTGAACGGAAACCTATTAAAGCAAAGAAACATTGCTGAACACGTCTACTCTCAGGCGTGGGTTCCCATTGAGTCAAATGGAAAAGATTTCCCAACCTTTGAAAGGCCACCAAACCCTGATCGTTGATCACTTTTTTGAGTAAAATGTGGTAGTCTCGTTATTGATTGGAGATTGCCATGGCTGCACCACGAATTACCGTCAATGACAGAGAACTAGGCGTAAGCGACCAGTTCACGCGTCCAGGTTTCAGGGACAGGATCGGCGCTGGTGGATTCAGGCGTACTGCATCACCTCGTCGTCGTCCACGTAACGGCGGTCAGCAAGCTGGCAATATCGTCCGTGGCGACAATGTCCCACGTAACGCCCGTGCTCGCGTTCTTCAGGACATTCGTAACGCTGTTCAGCGTAATGGTGGAACGGCCAACGTTCGTAGGACCCCTCGTAGGGGCTGATTGTGCTTGTTTCTGTTAATGACCTTCAGTTCTACATGGATGTAAAGTTTTCTGAAAAACAGAAAACCGGAGTTGCATTCATCCTTGAAGGACTTGAAAGTGAGTTGGAGTCCTTTTTGCGACGCCCAATCACTGTCGGAACGTTCACTGAGATTCTTGAGGCTCCACTTGAGCCAGGTAGCTCTTCTTCGCCTTTCTACAACTATGACGCTACTAGCGTTGCTGAGTATTCAAACTACCCAGTATCTATTCCGCTAAAGAATTCTCCAGTAGCTTCCGTCATTTCAGTTTACATGACTTCAACCACCTCCCCTTCGGCGGTAGCGGTAGCTCAGAATCATTTCATTGACTATGTCATTTCTCCTTTTGGAATTGACATGCGTTCATTTCCAGTGGATACGTCCCTGACGATCACTTACACGGCTGGCCTTGACGGAACATCGATCAAGGTTTTCAGGTCCCTCATTCTACGCGCTGCCGCCCGTGAAGCACAAAACCTTCACGACGACAACCGTGGGTTGCAGGACTTGGAGGCCAGGGGTGCTGCCTTAATGACAACCGGGTTCACGCCGGAAGAACTAGCCTCTGTGAAACGATGGAGAAGGCATAGGTTGTAATGATCAAGATTGATATTGACGTTGATCTTGGTTCTACAATTGCCACGTTGGACGGGATGATCGCAAGGTCTAAAAACTTTGCCCCCACCTTCAAGTTTGCTCAAGCCAGGCTTCAGAAGGCAAACGCTCTGAACTTCACGACGGGTGGTCTACCTGTAGGTGGCTGGAATCCTAGGAGTTCCCCAGCACCATGGCCTTTGATGCGCCGTGGTGGTGCTCTTATGGGTAGTTTGACAAGTCTTGTTGGTTCACCTAATCAAATTGGTGCAACATCTGCACAGTTTGGTACGGATGTGGAGTACGCTAAATTCCATCAGAGCGGTACGTCTAAAATGCCCGCTCGTAAGATTGTGTTTGAACCTAAGGGATTTGCTGAAGAAGTCGGCATCCATGCGGCCAACCATATTTTAGGGATGGGTAGGTATTTCCAATGATGATGGGTCCAGCTTCAGCTAAAGACTTTGTAAGTAAGTACCTTGAGAAGGACTTGCCTTCGCGTCTTGTAGCGTATCGGAACCATTGGAATCTTTCCGAAGAAGAGCTACCACTGCCAAACACTTACCTGACATACGCTCCACCCTCGTTGGAGTACATGACTGATGAGTTGCCAGCGCTTTACACGGTGATCATCTCAACGAAGTCGATGACACGTATCGGCTATACGGAAACAATGGACCCGATTTATACGGTGGTTTACGACGCCAGAACGTATGTTTGGGTTCGTGACGAAGGTATGGACGCTACAGCTAGGGCTAGGGACAACCTTATTACGGTCATGCGAACGTCAATGCTTGACGAACAGTGTCTTTTGGATGCTGACACGGAAAACCGTGAAGTTAAATTTGATGAAGGAACTATGATTGAAGAATTCTCCGACCTTCTTCCTCAGAAGGGACAGCGTTGGGCTGCCGGTGGATATCTTTCATATGAAATGACAATCAACGAAATTGTGACCCGTCCACTCATCGGAACGGTCACGGATTTCGAGATTACAAACTATAGGTTCTTGGAGGACTAGTGAAATACGATGAAGACTTCACTTCTGGAGCGAAAAAGAAGCTGATCACTGTACTGAATCCGCACAACTATCCTGTCGTGGCTAACGAAGATGGTCAGGCTTTAGGTGGAAGGAAGACCGCCAGGGTCTTTTCTGGCGATTCAGTGGCCATTGGTGCAATAAAAATAGGGCTTCTTCTAGTAGTATCTGATAAGTAAATAGTGCTACCTCATATTGGCGGGTTATTCCACCTGTATAATCGTTACAGCACTAGCAATACGAGAGTCATCAAGAAGGGTGCGGAGGATTAACACATGCCAGGCGTAGTCGTTACAACGGCAGTGCGTACAGGACCTACAGGGGTCAATGTCGCGCCTGCTTCCACATTCTTCGTCGCAGGTACGGCAGAACGCGGACCTATCAATGAAGCTAAGTTGGTTACAAGTCTTGCTGACTTCGAAACCTATTACGGTGAGTACAATGCCTCTTACTCGCTTCATCAGCAAGTTCAGACCTTTTTCGAAGAGGGTGGAGCGCGAGCCTATGTCGGTCGTGCGGTAGGTGCTTCAGCCACTGTCGGTTCGCTCAGCTTGAACGCTACCGGTCCTGTCGCTGCTTTGACAATTACCGCTAAGAACCCAGGTTCGTGGTCTTCAACTGTCACCGCAACAGTAACTGTTGGTAGTGGATTTACCGTTAACCTTTTCAAGGATGGCGTTCTCTTCTACACCACAGGCGCTGTAGCTACAGTAGCTGCCGCTGTCGATGGTATCAATGGCAGTTCCGTAGCTTCGGTTTACGTTTCAGCTACCGCTCTACTTCCAGCTAGCACCTTGATCGCTACGGCTTCCACGCCTCTTTCAACCGGCAACAACGGTGTAGCCCCTACCGCTACTCAGCTTGTCACCTCTCTTGATCTTTTCGGATCAGAGTATGGCGCTGGTGCTGTGGCTATCCCTGGCCAGTTCGGTTCAACCATTTGGAACGGTCTGATTGCTCACGCTTCCACCCGTAACCGTGTTGCGCTTCTTGCTTTCGACCCTGCTGCTGACGCAACCACCAACATTGCAACCGCAGCCAACTTCGGAACCACTGTCGGTTCTGAGTTTGCCGCAGCTTTCTACCCACACGTAACCATCCCAGGTCCAGGCACAACCACTTTGACCATTTCTCCAGAGGGTTACGCTGCCGCTAAGAGGTCTTTGGCTCACAACCAGATCGGCCCATGGCGTGCCGGTGCCGGTGTTCTTTCCCAGGCCGACTTTGTTACCGGACTTTCAACTTCGGTCAACAAGACGACTGGTGACGCTCTTGACGTTGGTCGAGTTAACGCTATCCGTCTCATTCAGGGAACGGTTCGCATCTACGGTGCTCGTTCACTTTCTTCGGATGAGACGAACTACAGGTACATCACCTATCGTGACCTTTTGAACTACATCGTAGTTGAGGCCGAGAGGGTCCTTGAAGACCTCGTTTTCTCTCCAATCGACGGTCGTGGCACTGTATTCGGTCGCACTGAGGCTCGTCTTATCGGTCTTCTTGATCCAATCAGGACAAGCGGTGGTTTGTATGAGGCGTTCGACGCCGATGGAAACCAGCTTGACCCAGGTTACTCGGTAGAAGTTTCAAACGCTCTGAACCCTGTAGCTCAGTTGGCTGTAGGTCTCGTCAAGGCGAAGGTTGGCGTGCGAGTTTCTAGCGTCGCTGATCGAATTGAAGTTGTCGTCGTCAAGTCCAACCTGACTAGCTCTGTCGTCTAAGCGAGGGTAATCAATGGGTAAAGTAGCACAGCGCCAGATCGTTGCAGAGATTCAGCCATCTCCAGTAGCGGGCGCGCACAACCGTGGGCCAGCTTTTGCTGGCTATTTCGCACAGATTTCTGGAGGTGAAATCACTGCTGCCGTAGAGAAGGTTTACGACGGTGGTGCTGTCTTCCCGGAAACTCTTTGTGCTCCATCTGAAATCGGTGACATCACAGTTACCCGTTTCTACGATCCTGACGAAGACGGCCCTGCTCTAAGGGTTATCCGAGCTATGGTGGGCCAGGTCTACTACAACATCAACATCTTCGACCTTGATTGCGGTTTGAGGGTTTACGGTACAGAGCGTGTATATCCAAACGCTCTTCTTGTAGGGTTGACCGAGCCTGAAGGTGATGCTTCTTCGGGAGCGCCAGCCACGTTCAGCTTGACATTCAGCATTTCTCAGGTTTCGGGCCAGACCGTCGCCGGTCGAATCCGTACCGTCTGACCAGCACTTTCAGTCTGGGCGAGGAATTTTTCTAGATTTTTTTGGAAAAGTTCCTCGTCCAGGTTGACAAGATGTGGTTATCTAAGTAGAGTTCTTCTCGTAACGAACGCCCGATGATTAAAAAGAGAGGGGGCAAACAGTGAATACAAATCCATTTCAACTAAAAGATTATTGGTCGCATGAAGCGACTAAGCAGTCACGCTTGCTCCCGACCTTTGCCGGGATTGTAGCGTAATAAGACCGAAGCCCATACTCCTTCGGTCTTTCCGATAGGAGTGTAGTGTAGCGGCTACCACGACGGTCTCCAAAACCGTTAACCTGAGTTCGAATCTCAGCACTCCTGCTAAAGTGGTCTAACCACCCCAGGCGGGATTGTACCGTACAGGTGGAAGGTTGACACCCGGCTTACGTGGGTGAAGGGGAGCCTCAACAACGTTTTACGTTCTCCCAATAAGAAAAGTTGGGGCGACACAGTATTCCAAGCTGTGTTTGTAGCCGAATAAGAACACATGATGGTATGTCCCATT